CACCTCCTACTGATCCACCATCTGTTCCGGTCAGCGTATCAAGATCAAACGAAAATGCCGCGATTTCAGAACCGCCATCGTATGCTTCAAAATGAAAATTTCGAGTGCCTGATTTGCGTTTGACAAAGGTTCCTATAAAAACAGGCACATTGGCCGTATGATTGAAATTATGCGTGTTATACCATTCGTGATTACCTGTTGATGTATCTTCGGTAACCGAATAGGCAGTTGAACTTCCATCGGGGGCAGTTGCAGTTCCGTCACCCTCCGTTGAGCCTGAATAGCCCCAATACGCCGATGAGAGATTTTGTGAATACAGAATTGAATTTGTCCGTGGCGTCGAGTATTGAAGCTGATTGCCCTGCCAGTCATCCTTGTAAATCATCGGATTAACAGGTGCATAATCAAGACCGTTTTTAACAAACGGAAAATTCGCCGTTACGCCATCCCCCGTTCCGAGCGACTGCGGAATTGGCGTCACATCATCTGTCCATGTCATGGGCGCCCCTGCTTTTGGCGCACCAGAAAAAGCAGCCGTGCCCAGCCCTATATAATTATCTGCCCAGTATGCGTCGTCGAGGTAGTAGAGATTGCCGTCACTCGCGATCACGTACAGCGTGCCGTCCAGTTGCGTCGCGTAGTCAATCGACCACGGCAACGTGTAGCGGCTCCAGCCCATGACCTGCAAATCGGGATACGACGTCAGCACGTAGACGTTCTGGCCGATGGCGAGCCAGTACTGGCCGTTTCCGGTCAGCGTGAACGCATACGGCTGATACGGATTCGCGGTCGAGATATTGGGCGTCACCAGCGCGTCGATGGGCATGCCGGCATCGCCCGGTGAGAGTTCGCCCGTCGATTTCAGTGATGCCATCGAACGCACGCCTGCCGTACTCAGAAACAGCAGGTCGGTGCCGATCGAGACGTTCGCATTCGGGAACTGCGAGCCCGCGCCGTCGAAGGCTTCGAGCAGCGCGTTCTGGGTGGGATCGGGATCGATCTGCCAGAGCTGGAAACCCGAGGCCGTGAACACGACGAGCTGGCTGCGGTAGATCGCGAGTGCGGTCGGCGTGGTATCACCGCCCGAGTTCTGCAGCGCGGTGTTCAGGAATCCGGCGGCCTGCGGTGCCGAGACGCCAGTCCATTGCCAGGTGACGGAACCGTCCGTCGTTAAATGGTTGGGCTCGACATGCCACGCCGGTTCAGTCTTGCCGGTCACGCCACCGACCGTGCAAGTCTGTACGTTGCCGCGCGCGTCCACGATGGTGTCGCCCACTGCCGTGTTGGTGCTGGCCGCCCAGGGCGTGCTGTCGATGCTCCAGGCACGCGGCGTACCCGCGCCGCAGTGCGCGACCGTGCCATCCGCTGCCGTATCCCAGGCCTGTCCCGCCGCGACGATCGCGTTGGCCGTGCTGGGGCAATTCGTGTCGAGCACGGCATCGGTAAAGGCTAGCCAGGTGATGCCGCCATCCACGACGGTAAGGCCATAACCGGTCCACACGGGTTCAGCGGCACCGGTTTCGTTGCCGGCCTGACAGGTCCAGGTGATGGTGGTGTGTTCCTCGACCGTCCACGTCACATCGCCGTCGGCGAAGGTATCGCCGGGCATTGTCGTCCACTGCGGTTCGGCATCGCCGGTCATGTTGACGTTGCGCGTGGTCTGGGTGTTGTAGGACGCGCGGATGTGGATACCCGGTTCTGTGCCGATCCAGATATTCGGTAGGCGTGTTTCACCTGCGGCGATGTGCGCACCGGCCACCCAGGCGTGGGGATTGGTTTCGCCATCGTCAATCTTGACTGCGTGCGTAACCGAGTATTCGACATCCTCCACCACCGTTGAGCCGATTGCCTTCGGCCACTTCGGTTCGGTCTTGCCGGTTTTGAAATTGACGAACCCAGCCGGCCCAGTCAATGCGGTGGCCTTGTACGTGAAGCCGTTGGGCTTGCTGGGTTGGCGTACGTCATTGAGTGCGACCGCTGCCGCTGCCGTCCACGTGCTGCCGCTGACTACCGATGTCGCCCAATACCGGAGCCCGTTGGGCACCGTGGGTGAGACGATGTCACCGAATTTGTGTTGGGTGTTGGCAGTCCACGTCGGCGCTGAACCCCCGCCATTATCAAGGTAGTAGTGGAAAACCTTGCCATTGGCAAAACCTGCAACCACGTACAGATAACCGAACAAGGGCTCGGCAAGGTAGACGGTAGCGAGTGCGCTACCGCTGCCGTCGGCACATACGAGCTTATGGGTCTGGATCAGTGCATTGGACCCCGGATCGGCACCGCTGTAGAACGTGTGCAGCTTGCCGTTCCAGCTCACCGCGCCGATGCCGGAGAGCGCCTGGTCTTTCTTGAAGCCCGGACGGCGCTTGAGCGTATGACCCGGTGTCAGATAGGCGTTGACGAGATCATAGAGCGTGCCATCGCGCGGCGGCGAGAGGTTGCGGTTGCGGTCGATGCCGAGCGCGAAGTTGTCGAACACATAGCGCTCGACGGGCTGCTGCTGCGGCCCGAACATTCCCGACAGATCAGGCATCGCGCTCATTCCGGATTCACAATGACGGGCATCGGCCGTACCGGCAGGCCCGGATCAGCACCTGGAATGAAGCGCTTGTTGCCGAAGTTCTGCGCCACGAGCTTGCGGCGGTGGCGTTCGGCGTCCTGCGCGTAAACAGCCGCATCCGGATGCTTGAACTTGGGGCTGGCCTTGCAACTGGCGACGGCAGTCAGATACACCAGGTCGCGGTCCAGTGTCAGTTCGTCCGTGTCCGCGGCAAATGCATTCAGCGCCTGATAGGCGAAGATCATGACGGTGTACGCGGCATCCGGTGTCGGCCAGACCTCGAACTGTCCCTGCCGGTGCGCGTAGCGGCGCGGGAACATGGTCGAGGCCAAGGTGTAGGCCTGCGACGGGATGCCTTCGGCCATCGGCAGCCACGCGTTGTTGTAGATCACGCGCACGTCGTAGAACCGCAGCGGATCTGGTGCCGGTGGTGCCGTGGGCCCGAGATTGAGCCACGTCACGCCGTTGTCGACGGTCTTGCCGCCGGTTACCGCGTTCCACGCCGGAGGTGCCGCGCCTGTGGTGCCATCGTTGCCCGCGCTCTGGTAGTTGTTGTTGCTGTCCTTGACGATTTGGTTGACGACGATGTTGGTGGCCGCTGCCCACGCGTTCACGGTGCTGGGGTAGTCGTAGAGGTTCACGTTGGCGACGACGTCGAGTTCCCACCAGCGTTTCAGGCCGTCAAACGTATAGAGGCGATACAGCCGCGCCTGGGTGTCGATCAGCACGCGGTTGAAGTACCGGCGCATATCGGCTTCGTGCGCGTCTTTGGGCCCAACGCCCATGACATCGGCGAGCTGGTCGCGAAGTTCGTAGAGCTTCATGGTGCGGCCACCGTCTGCACGGACACGTTACCGGTCACGTCATCCCGGGCGTTGAGCTTGTTAATCAGCGCCGACAGCATGGTCAGATACCCCACGGAGTCGGTCTGCCGGTAATGCGCCTTGCCGATCGCGATCGCGAGTTCCATCACGGGCTCGTCGTCGAGCGTGACGGGGTCGGCATCGGCTGCAAACGCACCCAGCTTCATGTAGCTGACAAGGTCGACCGTGTAGACCGCATCGGGGATATGCCAGAGGTAGATTTGATCGGCGCGCCAATAGCGCGTGGGGATGGCTTGCGAGGTATCGCCGTTGAGGGCTGCGGTGACGCCTTCGCGCAGTTCCGTGACGGCGCCGGCATTGTTGAGCCACACGTCAACGATCTTGCGCGGCTCACAGACCTCGTTCGCGCCGTTGGTCGGCCACGCATATCCCTGTGTGCCGATAACCGTGGCAAACGTCCATGTTCGCCGCAACTGTTCCCAGCCGTACTGCCAGTACAGCCAGTTCTGCGCCCGTGCGAGGAAGCTGTTGAGAATGGTCGTCGACGGCCCGTAGGTATCCGCTGCCGCCGCGAGGCCCAGCCGCGCGCGTAGTTCACTCCGTAGCGTCGACAGCTGGGCATTCACTTACTTACTCCTGGTCGGCGTCGGCCTCGACTTCCGGTGCAGGTGCCTTCGGCGCCTTCGCGTCTTTGTGCGCGGCTTTCAAGGCCTTATGGAAACGCCCTTCCGACAACGCGCCGTACGCTTCACGCACATACGACTGCTTGGTCTCGGGGTGTTTGCCGTACTTGGCCTCCAGTCGTTCGTACTCGGCTTCCGGCTCGAAGTCGGTATCGACGTCGATTGGCTCACCAACGATCTGCAGCGAGCCGCCGCCGCCGTGCACCAGTTCCAGCACCGGACCTTCGTGCGCCGGAATCTGGACCGGGATCTTCTCCATGGGGTCACGCTCGACGACCACGGTCAGGTAACGTGACGCCATCACACACCTCCCAGGAGGTACGCGCTGAATTTGCCAGCCGTGTAAGCCACGGTCTGGTTGGCACGCATGTAGGTGTCAGTGGCGACGTTGCCGATGGTGTCGCCGTGCGGGCCGGCAGCAGCAACCAGCTGATCGGTCCATGTCGCGTTGTCGGGCGACGACTGGATTTTGATCACGCCAGCCGCGCCGGCGGTATCGGATGAGAGCGTGATCACTCCCACCACCTGCCGACCGGGATAAAACGGGGTTGCCGTCAGCTCCACCGCTGCCACAGCAGCAGCGCCGAAGGCGACGTCTTGAGCGAGTACCAGAGCTTGCATATCAGTTCTCCTGAGCACGCCCCGGCGCTTACCGGGGCGACTCGGTTACGGTTGAGATCAGGTGACGGTCAGCACCGCCATGGCGTTGCTGCGGCCCATGGTCAGCGCACCCTTCCAGGTCAAACCCCAGTAGTAGGTGTACCGGTTATAGACGCGTGGCGGCTTGCGGGTCTTCATGTCGTGGCCGGCAGCGGGACGCATCTTCATGAACTTGGTGTTGATGAAGTAGCAGCGCTTCTGCCACGGCGTGGCCGGTACCAACTGCGTGTCCAGATCGAGAAACACCGGGTCCCAGATGATGGGGATGCCGTGGAAACTCAGATTTGTCACGCTGGGATCGAGCTTGTAGCCCTTGCTCGCGGGATCGCTGAACCGGGTGATGCTGGCCTGTGAGGCATCGCGGAAGCCGTCGATGAAGGTCTCGCCGGCCATGATGAAGTCGGGCTGGCCGCCGTTACGTGCGCATGCGCGCCACGTCTGCTCCATGCCGTCGATCATGCTGGTCGCGCCGCTGGTCAGACCCGTATTGACGTTGTTCCGCCAGAACGTGTTCGCGCTGCGGTCGATACCGCCTACGGTCCCGACAGTCGGCGTCAGACTGATCAGGTAGTCGAGCCCGGCCAGCGCGTCGCTTGACTGCGTGCCGTCACGGTGCAGCTCGAAGTCGAACTTCGCCTCGAAGCCCAGGCGCAGCGATTCCGTGTCCTCCTCGAGGATGTTGGTGAGCTGGACGCGCTCGGCTTCGGTGTTGGTGCCGCCTTTGCCCTCGACGATGCTGATGCCGTTCTGGAACAGCTCGTCCTCGTTCAGCGCGAAGCCGTCGTGACAGCCGCGCCACGGGTAGCTCGACTGCTTGAGGGTCTGGCGATGGTTGTACGTGACTTCGGCGTCGCCGTTGAACCACTGGAAGTTCGAGTTGTACGTGTAGCGGATCTGCTCGACCACGTACTGCTTGGCGCCGGGGAAGGTTTTCTTCGCCTCCATCAACTTCTTGAGCAGCGGCCGTTCGGTCGCGACCTGGTCGATGGGGTTGTTCTTGAGATAGAAATCCAGCGCGGCGATGCCGGCGTTGGAAATCTCCGTAGGACTGAATGGCATGGTCGTTCTCCACGTAAGCAAATGGGTTAAGCCACTTGCACCGTGGGACGACGCGACGGTCCCGTTTTGCAGCGTTCCCTAGGCGTGACCCTAGGTTTCAACGATCAGTGCGGTCACTCTCAGAATAACACAACATCTTGGGTTTGCAAGGCTGTTTCACGTGCAATCAACACAAGATGTTGTGTAACGGTAGTGCACACTGATACACACTAGCACACACTATATATATAGAGGCATCATTCCTCAGTGGTAATACCCTGAGTAATGGCGTCCAACATGCTCTTGGGTTGCGGCGAACCGCCGCCGCCGGTGCCGGTTGCGCGCAGCGGCTGTGTCGCCGTTTTCGGCTTCGGTTTGACGTTGACGCGACCCAGCAACTTGTAGCGGCGCTCGAACTGTTCACCCCATTTCTCGGGCTGGAAATTCTCCATGATGTCCTTGAAGTCGCCGTTCTCTTTCAGAATCTTGAACTTCGCGTCGTAGTCGAGATCGGTGCTTTGCAGCCTGGCACCGAGTTCGTCCAGCCGGGTACGGGCAGCCGTGGCGCGCTGTTCGAAGTCGGCCTGTGTCGTCGTCTCCTGATGCTGGCGCTGCGCGTTGGCGGTATTGGCAGCCGCAATCCGTCGCGCATTCGCGACCGCGATTGCGTTCTCCCGGCTCATGGTCGCGTTCTCGACCTCACCCGCGAGGTCCGGGAAGTCACTCAACAGATCGACGCCTGGAACTTCAACTCCGAGCTGCTTGGCGATGTTGGCTCGGAGCGTGTCCAGCCGTCCCAAGGCCTGCCGCATGCCATCCGGACCGCCGCGGTAGGCCAGCCGCAGTGTCAGCAGGTGCTCGGCCAGGTCCTCACGGGGTGCGCCTGTGTCGCTGAGTACGGTCCGCAAGCTGTCGCGCTGGGTCTCGGCGGTCTTGGTGCGGTCGACGAGATTGTTCCAGCGTTCGGTGCTCCGTTCTTTCAAGCCCTGCGGCGGCGCGAAATCGTCCTCGGCCGCTGCCACATCTGCCGCTTGATCGGCATCAGCGTCAGCGTCCGCATCGGTATCGGCGGCGGCATCGGCGTCTGCGGTTTCGGTGTCTTCGGCACCCGCGTCCGCATCAGCATCGGCGTCCGTGTCCGCAGCTGCCGGGTCTGCCCCGGTGTCAGTGTCAGCAGCATCATCTGCCTTGATCCCCAGCGCTTCATTGACGGCATCCAGTGCCGACTCATGGGGCTCCGAGGTTTCCGGTGTTTTGGTCTCCTGGCTCGACTCCGCGCTGGGGTCCTGCTGGGACGACGGTGACGCCGTTTCCGCCGAGGACGGTTTCGGGTTGTCCTGCTGGTTGTCCTGCTGCTTGGCCATTGTCTACTCCCGGTTGTGGTTGGGCCGGTGCCTCAGGCATCGGCATCTGCGGTATGAACTCGTCTGGATCAAGGCGCTCGTCGGCTCGGCGGAAAGTCTCGCGCAACAGTGCTTCCAAGCCGTCCGCGATCTCGCCCATCATCGTGGCCGTGATCTGATCGCCACCGATCATGGCCTTGATGGCGTTGGCACGGTACTGCGCGATCTGCAACACCATCTGCTGGGTTTCCGGCAACAACACCGCCCAGGCCTGCTGTTCGGCGAGCTTGTTCGGCTTGCCGGTGCTGCCGGCTTTGATGTCGACGTCCAGCAGGCTGTAAATCTCGTCGCGGCTCAGCTTCGGCCACACCGCATCGGGCCCCGCGATACGCTGTACATCAGCTTCTTCGAAGATCTGCAAGCAGATTTCCAGCGTGTAGCGCGCAACCTCTTGCAACATATCGTCGAGATCATCGGTACGGCCTGACAGGCGGTTGACGTTGCCGGATTCCTGAATCTGCGCTTCGGTCGCGGTCTTCGGGCTGAACACCGCACCACGGTCCGCATCCTGGATGCCGGACACCAGCATCAGGTCCTGCCTAATTGGCGAGGTGTCGTAGAGCTTTTCGTCAATCGGCGGGTATTGCAGGATACCCACAGTATCGCCAATGGGTTTGCCGGGCTGCGGGTTCTCGATCAGCACTAACTCGTTATTCTCGGGATCGCTGAGCTTCTTGGCGGCGGCATCGCCTTCGTCGAACGCAGCGGCATCCCCCACCCGTGCCGGCATCGCGCGCTTGCGATGGGTCCGGAACTTGCTGCGTGCGTCACAGAACTCTTCCTGCAGGTCGATCCAGTCCTCGACGTCGATGCCTGGCCAGAACTCACCGTCGATGAAATTGGTGGCATAGAGGAAGAACGGGTAGAAACGCCGCCCCACCGGGTCGGGCGTGTACGGCGCCCTTACCCATTTCTCGATGCCGTCGATCGCGGTGTAAATCGTCTGGTCCTCTTTCGACCAGATTTCCCACGCACAGACATACACCTTCTTCTCGTCGTCCTCGGTTTTCCGGCCGTCGCTGTCGCTGTCCTCGACGAAGCGGCGGCTGAATGTGGTGGCTTTGCCGATTTCATCATCGGTCAGCCCGAATTCTTCCTCGGCCTTTTCCTTGGTGTACCAGATCCGCTGCGCAATGGCCGGCGCCCACCGGTAATCCACCAGTTCGGCCAGATCGCCCAGCACCATGATGTCTTCCGACTTCGCGATGTCGTAGGTCACGCCTGTCGCCAGCATCACTTCGAGATTGGCTTCGAGTGCCTGAATGTTATCGACCAAAGCGGCTTTGGCTGCCTCCTGCTCGCCGATGTCGGCATCGTCGTCGGCGTCCTCGATCAAGGCCTCGATATGGGCCATTTGCTGGCGCGCGTCCTCGATGTCATGCGCGACAATTGGGTCGGGGCCGAGCGCGGTCTGTACCCCGACCTTGAGCCAGCCGATGCCCGTCGTCAGCTGCGAGCGCACCATGCGTTTGGCTTGGGGTTTGAGGTGGCCGTCCAGGAACTCATGCTGCACCACGATCTCGGCGGTGCGCGCAAGTTTCTTGAAGACCTCGTAGCGTTGCGGTTCCACGGCTTCGGCTGGCCGGATATTGACTTCGGGGTCGCGCGCGTAGATGTGCGGGACCAGCGTCGCCATCGTCGACTTGATCAGATTGGTCTTGACGGAGTAGCCCGACAGCGCTTTGCCGCTCACGTAGTTGCGCATCTTCGTGAACTTCTTGTACTGATCCTCGTTGTTGTCCAGCACCGTCTTGATGCGCGCCATCCAGCGTTTGACCGCAGCGAGTTCCAGTGCTTGTTCCCGGCCAGCGTCCGGTTTCTTACCAGTAGCGGGTTTTTTTGCCATCGCCTTCATACTCCAGCCAGGTTTGTGTAAAGGGTTTCAGCCCGGCGTCGGGCGCTTCTGGTCGTTTGGGCTTGCGCTGACGCGAGATCAGCGAATAGCGGAGCTCGTCCCAGGCATGATCCTCGGCATCGGTATCCACGTCGTCCGGATCGTCCTCCGAGATCGGAAGCACCGGCACGGTGCGAATGAAGTGCCGGCAGGTGTCGAAAATCTTGAGGCTGTCCTCTTTCAGTCGTTGCACGACCTCGTGCGCGCCGTTGACACGCGAACCCGGGCCCTTGTGCGCGGGCACCCACAGCACGCCGTCCTTGTGGAAGTGATCGCCGACGCTCTGTTCCGTGCCGGTCTTGTCCCAGATCGAGGAATCCGCAGGGCTGCGCTTGAACTGGATGCCGACCTTGCGTTCTCCGGTTTCCAGCTTGAGTACGTGTTTCGCGACCTGGTGCGCGGTCTCCTGCGATCCCACGTTCGGCTTGCCGCCCCAGCCGTAGAGTTCGCGGTAGCGATAGATCACGCCGTCCGGATTCATGGCGTACCAGCCGATGCTGTGCGGCCTGGCATAGCCCCAATCCATCGCCCGCCAGCGTCGCCACTCCGGCGGGATATTGATCGGTCGAATGACATGCCGGTCCGGTGCCCACACGCCTTCCAGATACGAGCCCGCCGCGACATCCCAGTTGCCGGTCAGCCACGCATCGACCAGCCAGTCCGCGCCGGTCAGCCGCAGCCGATCCACGTAGCCGGGATCGTTCTGCATCAGCTTGGGGTTGTCGGTAACGCGCGACGGGATGTAGATGCGGGTGTGCCTGACACCGGCCCGGTCCACAAAATCGAACGGCGTCAGCGGTGGCGCCGGCACGATGTAGCGCTCCTTCACCCAGGTATGCCCGCGCCCACCGGGATTGCCGGTCAGCAACAACCAGCACGGCACGCCGTCTGCGGACCGCAGCGCACCCCAGAGCTTGTCGATGGGGTCCGGTCGCGGCCAGTTCGTCAGCTCGTCGAACGCCATCCAGTTGTAGCTGTGGCCCTGATAGTGCTCGGCATCCTCGTCGCGTTCGAGATAGCGCAGCGTCAGCACCGCGCCATTCGGAAACGTGAACCGGCGTTCCTGCTTGTTGTAGATGCCGGGCCCGTAAAGCGGAAAGAACATCGCCTTGGCGATACGCAGCACTTCCTCGAATTCGTCGTAGCTGCGCCGGAAGATGATGCCGAGCGCCTTGTTGTTCCATGTCGCCGCGTGATTCTGCCAGTGCAACAGCAACCCCACCGTCTTGCCGCCACCGCGCGCACCGCCGTAGAAAATCTCCCGCACCGGACAGACCAGCAGGTAGGTTTGGGGTCCGGGTTGAGGTAACCACTGCCCTACTTCTTCCCGGACGGCTGCTGCGACGCTACCCATGCTGCGAAAGCCTCCGGTGTGGTGAATGTTGGAACGGGGGTGATGGTGATCGGTGCGCCTTTCGGACCACTGAGTTCATGACGGTCCGCGAATTTCTCCGGTTTGTGCCCCTTGAGCAAGAAGATCAGCAATGTGTCGGAATAGCGCTGCACATGCCCGCCTGGGCTGCCTTGATACCACCCAACCGGCTCCGATACCCCCTTCACACCGCGCCGGATCGCTTCCTTCTCCAACGTGTCGGCCACCGTTGTTTCGACATCGGCAATCTCAGCGGCAAACTGCGGATCGTGTGCCATCCAATCGTAAAAGGTGCGGCGTCCCACTTTGGCCTGCTCACAGGCATGACTGACCGTGCACGTTTCAAGGTATGCCGCTATTACCGCCTTTTTTAGCTGCGCGGTGTGGGCACCACTTTTGACGCGCGGATGGTTTGGCTTGGGAGCTTTAGCCATCGGGCTTCACCACATTCAGCCGTGCCGGTCGCGCAGCCAGCTCAGCCCGCAGTCGCTCGATCTCTTTAACCGCCCGCTGGTGATTGTCCAGCACCGGCTCCATGAGTTGCCGGATATAGTCCCGCACCGTCGCCGCTTCATCACCGTAAATCTCTGTTTCCGGGATGACGCCGACACGCTCACAGTACGGATTGAACGCAT